GAGCACCAGGCTTAGCAACGAAGTATACGGTGCGAAGGATTTCGCGGTTGATTTCAGCAAGAATCTCAGAGGAGAGAATGTTTGCTAGCTCTTGCTCAGCGTCAAGACCGTGGATTGCCTTAAGGTCTTGTGCAAGCTCTAGGGTGTATTCTGCCTTGAGGGCTCTTGACTTAGCAGTCACCGAGGTCTTCTCGATGCTGAATGCCATCTCGCGGAAGAGACGATTAGCTTCGCCAAGACGCTCAAGGTCTTCGCGTGCCATCTTGGAGCCGAGCTCATACTTACCAGCAGGAGAATCGTTAAGGACTGCAGGGTTGTTACCCTCCATGTCGCCGCCTGTACCTGCCTGGTTGCGGACTGCATAGTCGCCTTGGTTGGCATCGTAGCCACCAGAGAAACCAGCATCAGGCTCGTTGTATAGTGCCTCTTCGCCGCCTTGGTTTTCGTACTTAGCCTTCATTGCGAAGATGAGACCTGTAGGACCAGACATAGGCTGGACACCGCAGATGTCATAAGCAACGAGGTTAGGCATCGCACGACGGATTAGGCTGATGAGCACAGGGTCGAAACCAGCGATAGCGCCAGTCGATGCTGCTGCACCAGTCATGTTGGAAGCGCCAGCGAAGTTTACAGCAACTTCGTTAAGGACGCCGCGCTCTTCGCGCATAAATTTTTCTTGGTTCTCAAGGATTACAGCGGTAACAGCCTTTCTATGTGAATCGGTGATCTCATCGAGACCCGAGTGGTTAAGAACAGGTGCCCACTTTTCCTGGAGAGATTGAGCGTTAAACATTTTTAACTCCGAAAGTTTTTAGGAAAATGGGTTGACGTAATTATTTAGATATCACTTCCAGCGAGCGATAGCATCCATGTATGCTTGCATTGAAGCAGATACATCGGTGCCTTCACCTTCAACTGGGGTTTCATCGGTAACTTCTGCTTTAGGGGCAGCTTGCTGAGGGAAGTATGACTCTCTTAGAGTCTTGAGTTGCTCGCGGAAAGATTCCTCGGAAACAAACTCTACACCTTCTGCAAGAGAAGCTAGTTTTTCTTTCTGGGTATCAGCAAGACCTTCGCTTACTTCTTTAGTAAGGATTGTCTTGGTGTGGCCAGAGAGGCGATTATTTAATTCAATATTGCGCTCAACCTGCTCGTTAAGGCGCTGTTCCATCTCACAAAGCTCTTGATTCATACCTTCGACAACATCAACTTTGTCGGCAGGAATCTCAAGATAGTTTTCTTCAAAGACTGTTTTGAGACCAGACATGAAGTTTTCAGCGATTTCAAGTTTGAGACCTGAATCGATGGCAACAACATTCTCTTCTAGCCAATTCTGGATGGCATAGTTGAGTGTCTCATCTACTTTCTCGGCAAGAGAAGTCTTCATCGCTTCGACTTCTTCTGCGAGTTTAGCAGTATACTGCTCTTGGATAGAATTTACTTGCTCAGTAATCTTCGCCTTGACTGCAGCTTCAAAGATTGTCTTTGCTTTATCTTTGAAGGTCTCGGAGATTACTTCGCCTTCTACTAGAGCATCGATGTCCTCTTCTGAGGAGTAATCGATTTCCTCCATACCAAATACTTTGGTATTGTTAGGACCACCAGGAATTTGATAACCTGATGACTTAACTACTGGAGCTGGGTCTTGGTGCTTATCGCGGGTGACGTGACCGTCATCCACTCTCTTGTTATGCTTAGCAGCCTTTTCGCCAGGGTTATCCTCACCCTCAGGCTTCTCATAAGTAGACCCACCATTATCTTCCACGGACTGACCAGGGACCACAGAAGGTGAAACAGTTGGCATAGGATCTCTGCCAGCTGCCTTGGCGTTTACCGCAGTGTTGGTTTGACCACCTGATGGTTGCATAAAACCACTAGCCATTGCGTTGCCAGGTACTACACCAGCACCAACGCCAGGCATAGGGTCTCCCGCTTCTGCAATAAACTCCTCAAATTTTTCGTTTAACATATCTGACATTTTGGTTTCCCCTGTACAGTTATTACATTTATTCTACAGTTATTTATTAAAATCATAAATTAAACAAGAAGTCCTCAAAGACCTTGAGCGACCTCTCTTCAATATTTTTCCGCGTTGACTCGGAAATATATCTCTTATATTTATCAACTTTTGATTCCTTGAGGATTCCATTATCCCAGACCCACTCTTTGCCTTCCATGATTCCATTCACGAAAGCATCGGGTGCGGATGGGTCGGCAACAATGTCAGCAGCAGTTGCCAACATGAAATCATCACGGACATAGTTTGCACCATTCTTTTCTTCAATCGACCCCATGCCTCTTGAAGAGACACCTAGTTTTACGCCAGACTCTAAAAGATTTCTAGCGATGTTGCCCATAGGGGTAGAAAGAATTTTTGCTTTACCAATCCAGTTATCACCACTTTCTTTTAGAGAGGTGATCATATGCGATACACGATCCAGATTCAGAGTAGGGCCATCGGGGTGACCGAGTTCTCCAAGTGCTCTGCCTGAAACAACATGGTTCTCGTTATAGCGAGAAACTTCGCGGCGCAGAGTTTCCATAGGATACATACGACCATTGCGGTTCTTGATGTTTCCTTGGAGAAAAACTCCCTCAATATAAAGAGATTTCTTGCCGTTCTTTTGTTCGACAATGAATTCTACTGATTCGATCTCTTCTCTGATAAGTTTCATGATACTCTGCTTAGATTCTTTGAACTTGTTGATAATGTAGAGTTCCACTTCCGTCGCCATATCCGGCAACCATAAACGAACCTCTTAGTTCTGCATATCCAGGACCAGGAGTTTGTGCGACATAGTTGGTATGAATACCAGAAGAATCGTGATTAACAATAATTCTAGTATTGAAGTAACCATCTACACCTGCGGTTGTATTTACTGAATCAACAATTTTATGTGTGAAAGTCAGATAAGATGGAACACCAGTCAGAGTGACGGCATCACCAACTTCAAATGGTTGACCTGTTCCCTCTGGGAAGTCAATAATTGTTGTAGTTCCAGTGGTAACACCAACCACTCTTTGAGCAGAGACTTTACCAAGACTAATAATGTCGTCTTCACCTGCATGAACATAAAAATTAGTCGTTGCTGCTGTTGGAAGAGTTCCAATAGCAACGTGACAACCGGCACCTTTTGCTACAACTCTTAAATATTCAGACTGGTGTGCAGTTTGATCAACGCCTCGCCTATTAGCTCCACTGGCAATAGGTAAAGCGGAATTAATTCCTACTGGGTTTAACGCCGACATTATGCTAGAACAATCATTTACTAGTTATTTATTTATTTTATTCTTCGCCCTCTTCTTCCTCTACCTCATCCTCGATTTCTTCTTCAGAATCGAGTTCATCAACAACATCTTCACCATCGAAAACAGCAGATGCTACTTCGGGGCGATATGCGTCAATTCTTTCAGCAGATTTGGAGAAAAGAAGTTCTTTAATCTTGTCACTAATTTGTGATGGAGACTCATCACTAGCGACCATATCCAAGAGGTCATCCATATGTGGTGTTAATATACAACATAAGAGTATTTATGTATCAAATCTCTCCGCCTTTTGGCATCTCTGGTGCTTCAGTTGCAGATCCATCAATCTCAGGTTCCATCTGAGGTTTTCCTAAATCCATAGATGCAGCATCTAAAGGTTGTCCAGTTTCAGGATCTACCGGCACACTTGGATCAGGAATGATACCTTTTTTAATTTCATCCTCAATCAGTTTATCCTGTTCAAGGATTTCCATATCTGTTTGACGCAAGATCTTACGACGAACATAATCTTGTGAGAAGTATTTGCCGACATAAGGTTCTGCGGTTTGAACCATTGTCAGTCTCTCATTCATGAGTTCTGACTCTTTCAGTTCAGAGAAGTGGTTGTCATAGAGGAAGTCATACTGAATATGCTCACTCATTCTCTCCCAATCTTCTGGAGTAATAATGTTCTTCAGGATCAATTGGGTCTTCAGCATGTCATTAAACATGTTGGAGAATCTTTTTCTCAGACGACCAACAAACTTAGTAAACTTCAGTTCGTCTCTGAGGATTTCGGAGGACCTACCGAGATTAAATCCACCTTCGCCATCCATACGAGACGGGGGCACGTTAAGTGATCTGTATAACTTTTTCTTAAAATACTCAATGTCCGTGATTTCTCCAAGGTTTTGTCCTCCTGGAAGAGTAGTAATTTCAGTACCGCGTCCTCCTTCTCTGCGAGGAAGCCAGAAATCCTCAAGCATTGCCATGTATTTTTTGTCATCACGGATCTCTCCAGTGTCAGCGTTATAAACAAGTTTGTTACGATAGCGCATCATGACATCACGAAGGTATTGTTCTGCCTTCATCTTAGGCAGATTACCAACATCGATGTAGAAAATTCTACGTTCTGGTGCTCTGGACAAACGATAAATGACCAGAGAATCCTCAATCATACGGAGTTGATTGAGTGATTTAATTGCTTTATGGAGATAGGAAAGCGTATTTCCTTTATTTCTATCTACCAATCCAGATGTGCAGTATGTAATTGCATCAGCA